ATGCTGACAGCGTGCCCAGAGGTGCATCCCTGAGACTGCGAAGATTCTGAAGTCTGTGTTGGTATAAGATGAAGGAAGTTGTGAACCAGCGAAGAGGTCTACAGATGCTGACCACTTAACTACTACCTCTGTGAATTCAGTACCTACAGGGGTACTGAATGGCAGGTCAATAGTATATGCACCAATAGGAATCTTACCTGTTCTACCTACTAAGACACCGTTAACAAAGACACCGATCTCATGCCACAGTTCTGAACCTACATCATATGATGCGCTCATACCAGGTAGCGTAGTAGCCTTGCGTCCAGCTCTACGTTCAGCAGAGATAGTGATACCACCATACAGCATTCCTTCCTTAGCATTGAACCTAAGTCTAGAACCTTGTGTTACTTTACCATAGTCAAATTCGTTGAAGAACGGCTCCCAGTTGTCTGCATCCCAGCTTGTAGTGAAGATAGTGGCAGGACCAATAAGTCCTGAATCTGTCAGTTGGTTGTCGACATCCCATGTGCATTCGTGATAGCTCTGTGTAGCCATGTACGAGCTACTAGTCTGAACACCAAAGGCATTGGTGCTCTGTACTGGGCTTTCTAGTTTGTCGTGAGACACGCTATCCAGCGGCATGTTGTTCTGGTCTAGCTGACCATTGAACTGTTGTGCCGCTGCATTAGCCTCATCATTGAAGTGGCCAGCCTTAAACTGGTTGCGCACCTTAGTCTGTCTTACTGTCCAGCTACGAGCCATTTGATCCTCCGTGGTTTGGAACCTGACGGTTGCTACTTGTGTAGTGTACCTGATAAGAGACGATATGGAAAGGCTCTGAGGATTCAATGCCCCATGCGAACTGTGCGATAAGCCCGGTATGCACATCGAAGCGCACACGACAGACCTGATCTCCAGACCAGTTGTCTCCCCAGGTAGCTAGGTTCTTGATATCAGTAGGAGCAACACTGCCAGTCCACACAGGTTCAGACTGCGTGGTCTTATAGTTCTCAACTAGCATAGGTGAAGCTAGTCCACCAGTTACACTTCTGAAACCATAATCTGTTCTGTAAACCAAAGTCAGGTCGTTGTATCCCTTGGAGATCATCTCAACTTCTACATACGATACACGCTTCTTAATACTGTCGTCTCCGAAGTCATTGAACGTGCTGATGTAAGCTGTGTCTATTAGCGCTCTGGCTGACTGCAAGATGTCATAAGACACAGTGCCATTACCGTTAGCAGTCCAAGACAGCTGATGCCCCCAGTAAGGGTACGCGCTCCAGACTTGAAGACCATAGCCTGGGAAAGCAGTTAGGTTCTCGTCTGTTGAACTAGTGAATGGGAAGTTGGGATAAGTACCGATGCAGATCCATCCCTCTGGGTCTGTGTCCAAACAAGTGAAGTACATACCATAGCCATCGAAGTTGCCGATGGCTACAGAAGGATCTGATAGGTTTCGCAGAGACCAAGTGTTCATCTGCGTGTGGTACACAGCACCTCGGCTATTCTCAGTCTCTCCGTCTACTGGATAGTGAACCCAGTATTCCTTCTCGCGGCTAGAATAGCAAGCTGTTGCCCGAGCTAGAGAGCCTTCTGACAGACGCTTCCATTCTCCGTGAAGAGAAGTGCTGGCCTTCAGTACTTGTCCGTCGAACTGTCCGCCACCGCTTTGACCACCTTTGATGTAATAGACGCCATCATGCGTGAGAAACATAAGTCCAACGCCTGGAACCTGCTTGATTGTGTTAGTGGCTCTAGTACCAATGTCACTAGTAAGATTGCCGATAGTGTAAGTATCATCGGAAATGGCAGAGATAACATCAATGGACTTCTCCCTGAAAACCAAAAGGCTGTTGTTGTAAGGAACCAACGCAGTGATGTGCCCGCCTGTACGGGCACCTACATCAAAGAACCTAAACCTGTTGAACTGCTCTGGCAAGTATCGGTCACTGTATCTAACTACTGTGCTGAGGTCATCACCGCCACCAATCCACATCACACCGTTCCAGCTAGCAGCGTACTTAAACGACTGCGGCAGAACGATAGATGCATTCCCAGAGGGTGCTTCTTCAAGTAGAAGATCATCTGGGAGACTATCAACCCAGTCGGTTACACTGTTGTCATCAAGCTGTGTGCAAAGGAAGTACACTTCACCAGGGTTGTTCTCAAGGTTCTTAGTACGATACAGCCTACGAGCTACTGTGCCTGTTGGGCCCAGTGGAATGTCTGATAGGATGGATGCCCACTTAGACACTTCTCCTGCTACACTGATTACCCATTGCTGGCCTACGTCGTCTGACAGAGGCGATTCAGAACCAGTGTCAGATACGAACGAAACCTTGTAGCGGTAGTGAGAGAATTCTCCTTCAGCGCTGTTACCAAGCCCAAGGAACTTGTTATCCGTTGCCCAAGGAAATCCACAGTCACGAGCTCCTGTATCTACAGGGTTGACCAAGTAGGTAGGATCTGTGTTGAATAGTGTCGGAGCATTAGGGCTCTGTGACCAACCAAAAGGTGTGGTCTTGTTTCTACCCCAGAACTTGAATGGACGGTCGTATCCATTCTGGACCAGAGCCCAACGTCCAAATGGCGTAAGCTGTGTACCTGGATCGGAAGCCTTCGGGAGATTCCGATCAGTAGCGATGTCTACTTGAGCTGTACCAGTGCCAGCATTACCACGGATGTAACTAAGCTTTCCACCACGTTCATACAAGTAGTACACTTCTGAACCACCGTGTCTGCTCCAGATCTTTAGGAATCTAGTAGGAAGCTGTAGGTCGGCCACAGTTGCATCAGGCAAAGTCACAGACATACTATCTGGGCTCATAATCATAGGTTCCCACCCACGGTCATTAACCCAGCCTAGTCCTGTATCTTCAACACGGCAGTTCTTAATACGCTGTGCAAAGTTAGAATTAGCCTTCCAGCGCTGGTCAACACCACCTGCTAGAATCTCTGGTGTCTTTCTACTTTTCATTAGTTCAGCTTCCTGAATGAATTAACATCAAATTGGACACCGTAGCGTCCTGCTTCGAACGAGCCCCGTTGCCAACTAATGTCGATGTTGTCAACGTATCTACGCTCTAGTTGCTTGATCTCTTTCTCAATCTTGCGCTCGTATAGCTGGGCTTGCTGCGTGCTGTTTCCCTTCATGTAGATGTCGAAGAGAACTTGGTAGATTACAAGTCTGTGGAATTCATAAGGCATCTGCGGACTATCAGTCTTAAGAACCATGCGGTGTGGCTTAAGCAAGTACCGTAGTTCCCATTGGCGGAATCTACGCTCATGCAGCGCTGACATGGTGCCTTGAACAGCTGCTGCACTATCGTAAGTCTTCTCGGACCCTTGTGGTCTTGGCCACGGTCTGAAGCGTAGGTGCTGCCCATCAATCTCTCTGTAGCGTGGGTTGTTCTGGTACACCTGTGTAGCGTACTGAATAACAAACGTACTGGCATCATCTGCACAGATTAGCGGCTGCCAGTCATCTCTGGTTGCAACAGGGTCAGCATCACGGACCTGCCTCCAGCAAGGCAGGCCCTTGCGTTCACCAGTAGTCTTATCAAAGTTGCTGTTGTAGAACAGAACTTTCTTTAAGCCCTCTAACGGCGTTCTGTAGACGTCCTTCTCCGCATCGTATGTCCTGGCCTGCATGGGTCTGTCGTCCCACGTCTCAAGCTGCAGGGTGACCACAGGATAGCTTACCTGCTCGTTAGCACCAGTGTTGATGATCTGTGGTTCGGATAGAGCACCAATCTCTCCATCTTGTAAGAATGCCCAGGTGAATTCCCAGTACTGGTTGTTAAGTAGCGGACTGGTGTTGGGTCCACCTTGTTGCTGTACGCTGACGGTTCCAAACTTCTCTGCTGGGGTAACCTCGATAGGAGGTAGCAGTACGTAGCCCTCTGCATAGTCTGCAGTGTAGTCTCTACGTAGATTAAGCTCTTCCTCAGTTCGTGGTGTAAGTCCAGCCTTCTTTCCCCAGGCACTGCCAAAAACGCCTGATGCGTTTTGGGCTACAGGCATATCAGTGTGAGCTAGACCTAGAATCTCTACACAGTCTTCTGGTAGCTGGTAGTACTGATGGAAGATCTTCCAATCGGTTCCGTCTACTGTGGTAGTTCCACGAAAAGGCTCGCGAAGTCTAATAGCACTGGAGCTAATGACTTGGTCAATGTGGTAAGCACGGCCTTCGTACTGAAACATCTGCCCTTCCCATTCCTGTGGATTCTCTTCGAATTCAGGAATAGCTGCGGAGAAGCTGATGTTGCGTCTACCATCTAGTACGCTAGCGTTGGGACCTGTATCATCTGGAGCAATGTCAGGATAGATGTCGATCAGGATACGCTTACTAGCAAAGTTCCAGCGCTTAGCACTGTAGATGTGGTAGTACGCATCATTGATTAGCTCGGATAGATCGTCTTGATAAGACTGCGTAGTAGGAGCATAGTCAGTGATATTCTTAATCTTGGTTGTAAGTTCAAGCAAGTTCATTGTGAAGACCTCTCTAACTAGGAGACTGTCAAAAGTAAGGGCCGGCCCCCTAAGAGGCCGACCCTATAAGACTGCTTATATCAATCTTAGCTGTCGATTCCGTAGACGTAAACATCAGCGGTACCAGCTGCAGAAGCTTCGAGCGAGACACCACATGGGCGGGTACGAGCAGCAGCAGTCAGGGCAAGTGCGTCACCACCAACAATGCCAACCATCAGGGCGATACCAGCGCCTGCAACAGCAGCAGCAACCGAAGCATCTTCGACGTAACCACGGGTCACGACTTCGACTTTCTCTCCAGCGGCAGAAGCTGCTTCAATAGCAACACCGACAGTAAGAGCACAGCCAGTAGCAAGACCGAGAGCCTGCACAACTGTGAGAGCACGAGCAGAATCAGAGACAGAAGTATCAAGCATTACCCAATCGCCAGAGACGATTGCTCCACCGGAGATGAAGGTCTTAACTTCACGCCGGTCAAGTGCTGTAGGAATATCGACAGAGGTTCCGAATTCATCCTGGGCGGTCAGTTCCAGGTATTGTAGACCAGAGCGACTAGACATTAGTATGCATCTCCATTAACGAGGACACCCTGGCTACCCAGGTGATCTGCAACGAGCTGACCCTTCCAGTAAACAGTAGCTGCGCGAGCAGTCGTACCAGTGATGTGCTCGAATGGGCTAACTGAGAAGTCAGCATCTTTGTGTGTAATAAGCTTAACGCCACCGAAGTTAATCAGGTAGGCAGTAGCTGCAAGGTTGCTGTTGTTAATAGTCGCGTCAGGCATTGCTACATCCTGCTCACAAGGAGCACCGGCGAACAACAGAGCCATACGACCACCATCGAGGGCCTTCTCGTCGACCCAGCGCTCCTGGGTGAACAGGGCACGCTTGTAGTTAGCGAAGCCAGATTCAGACATGATGACACAGTCGATCTGACCATCGGGCGCACGGCTGTTAGTCTCAGTGTACAGTTGCTGCATACCACGAATACCGTTAGTACTGAAAGCACCACCAGCGTTGAAGAACCGGTTGTACCAACCGGTAACGTCTACAACATTCTTCTGCACACCACCAATAGTGTTTTGCTGACCAGTTGCATCTGCAACCCCGTGCTCGAAGAATCCAGTATTAGGAGGTGCAATGTATTCGCCGTTCAGTGTATTAAGCAGGCTGAGGCTAGATCCACCAACACCAGCGAGGATCTGACGGTTGATGTCACGCCGGAACATACCCATGACGTTACGCATACGAGCTTCGACGATCTTGACAATAGCCTTCTCAGACTGGTTCTCAAGCTCTTCTTTCTTCGTGATGAGGACAGGAGCAGAGAAGTCAGCCCAGCCGTAGATGGCTGGCTGCATGACGTCGTTGACAGCAAGGTTGGTTGGCTCATAGCCAGTGCTGTGTTGTGTAATTGAGCTGTGCTCAGAGATAGCTAGGGGACGCTGGATCTTGATTCCACCGTCTTCGTATTCCATTCCACCACTTTTCTTACAGTGGTCAAGGAATGCAGTCTTCTGGAAGAGCTGGTCCACTTCGCCATCACGGATGGAGAACAGGGTGCTAGACAGAAGTTCGTTTGAGATAGAAATGGTATACCTCCTTTGGGTATAGTTAGTGATTTATACGGTAAACAAATTAAGGTTATCCGCTAATGCGGGTCCGGTGTTTTATCCACCAATTTAATCAAAGTTGTCCAGCAAGTGGGTGATGATAGCGCTGGGAAATATTGCGCGCTTCAACAACTAACAATCTGTAAAGTGTTGGTGTTGAAACAAGTGGCAAGATTTGCATAAAGATATACCATTGCTTACGTCCAGTGCGTACTGTGGGAATCTGGCTTTGCTTAGGATGTGATGTGCGTGTATAGATCCGTCTCCAGGCACTGCTTCGTGGTAGCAGTGCATACAGATATAGTCGTCTCTCTGCCTAACTTTAAGGCTCCAGCTCGACAATGTACGCTTAGATATCTTTCGGTTGCTTAAGCTAAGTTTCGACAGATAGTCTTCTCTAACTTTCTTCCCTTGGGGGGAAGCGCGATAGTTCTTCTTGTATGCTTTCATCTCTGCTTTATGATAAGACCGATATGAGGCTGCCTTCACCTTTACCTTCTCTGTATTCTCCTTAAGATACTTCTTTCTATATGAATTGAAACAAGTCTTGCATTGATATCTCAATCCATCTATCTTGTTCTGGTCTTTGTAGAATCCAGTCCTAGGCTTCTTTCTCTTACACTTGCTGCATGTTTTCATACAAGTTTAGAAAGTGTAAAGAAGAAAAGAGGGCCCGCGAAGGCCCTCTGGATGGTTAGGTTATCTACACTAATAGATGCCGGCTGGCCTTTAGGGCCAGCCTTACTAATCTCTGGTGATAGGTTATTTGATAAGCATAGATAGCATGGGACCGCACAGCGGT